ACATTAGATTTTAGTACCCCATACATTCAAAACAAAAAGAATAGGGCAAAGGGGTCTGACGGGACTCTTTTGCTCTTTTGTTGGGATACAGATTCATATAGACTTCTCAAACCTGAGAATGTCACAAGTGTAGTTCCTCTCTCTTCCGTTTTACAGAATAGGAGGTAGTGTGGAATTATATGAAGCGCCTCCTGTCTATGAAAAAGTAATACATGAAAACGAAGAAAAACATACACAGGTAAGACTCACCATCAATCCTTTTCGAGGAATAGAATATCTACATCTTCGAGAATACTATATGGACTTTGATGAAGAATGGAAACCTACACCAAAAGGTATTGCAATGGAGTTAGACTTTAATAACTCCAGAGAATTATTTTCTGGGCTTGTAGAAATACTTTCTCTTGCAGAGTCAAAAACTGTTCTGGAAGATCACTTCAAAGATTTTCTTGATGATATTTATAAATAAGGGTAAGAATGAAAAGAAGACCATCAAATATGAAAATTGAAGATTTTCTTGATTGGACAATAGAAAATGAACTTAAAGAAAAACCAAAAGATTTAGTAAAAGACTGTTGGCGTCGAAGAGACGGTACAGCTACCGTTAGAGGAGATAGACCTGTAACAACATGGAATTTTGGTGAAGGTAAAAAAACATATTTAGTCTATCAACTTACCTATATGTCTTTACATAAAATACAAAAATATCCTTTTTCTTCTGAATTACACGCCTCTCACTCTTGCGGAAATAAATGGTGTATGAATCCCCATCATATTGTACCAAAATCACCTGACCAAAATGAGCGAGATAAACAACAAGAGCCTGGCTGGGCAACATATTTAAAGCTACACTCAGAAAGGACAAAAGCAGGCCAGAAAAATAGTATGCCCAAAGGGCTTGGTATGAAAGAAAAAGCCGAATGGATATTAGCTAATAATACTTATACTGATAATGACGGTTGTAAGATATACAATGGAAGTGGTATAGATGAAAAAGGCTATGCAAGAAAGAATATTACAATAGCTACAGGTAAAAGAAAAAGAGTAGAGCTTCATAGATTTATTCATACAATGATGAATGATCTCCCTTATGGGGGTGACGATCCAGAAGATCCTTGGAATGCAAAAGGAAAAGGATTCAGAGTAGCCCATCATCAGTGCAGAAAGCCTAGTTGTATAAATCCAGATTGCATTGTATTAACAACTAGAGCAAAAAATTCACAAGATGCTCTAAGTTATAAAAAGAATGTAAAGCTAACTGAAGAAAATGTAAGAGAAATGATCGAAAATTATTTAACTATAGAAGAGTGGCCTTATGGGTCTAAAATGGCTTTTTGTAGACAATATATGGAAAAATTCAATATATCTGAAACTACTGCACGAGACATTATATTTAGGCATCGAAGCTGGAAACATATATTAGAAGAATACGGTTTAGTTTAAAATAATTCTTGACATTTTTGCTGAATTTCCGTATAATATAGGTTCTATTCAGTGAGAGAACTATGAAAGAATTTTTGGATCATGCAGCAGATCAGTACTACAATGGTACGCCAATTATATCTGATGCAGAATTTGATAAACTCGCACAGATACACAACTACAGCAGTGTAGGCTACAGTGTAACTGACGGTACTCCTCACTATTTTCAAATGTATTCTTTACAGAAATTCTTTTCTGTACAAGATTGCCCTGCCAGCAGTAACGACGAAGGCTACCTCGGTAGCCCTAAGTTAGACGGTGCAGCAGTATCTATTCTATATGTTGATGGAAAGTTTCAGCACGCTCTTACTCGGGGTGACGGCAAACTTGGCAAAGACATAAGTGATAAGATGGAACACCTTGTTCCTGATAGAATACTAACCAATCACAGAACTCTTCAAATAACTGGAGAAGTAGTAGCTCCAAAAGAGTTACCAAACGCAAGAAACCTTGCAGCGGGGTCGCTGAATCTCAAAGATGTAGACGAGTTTCTTACTCGTCCTTTGAAGTTTATCGCCTATGATGCACAACCAAACCTACACGCTCTTTGGTCTATGAGTCTCAAAGAGTTGTACAAGTTTGGGTTTCTTACAGTTCTTGGAGAAGATTGGACAGAGATTTATCCAACTGATGGGCAGGTATACCGTATCAATCGGTATGAAACCTTTGAGAAAATGGGCTATACAGCTCATCATCCTCGCGGGGCTTTTGCTCTCAAAGAGCAGAAGGAGGGAGTAGTAACTAAACTACTTGATGTCAAGTGGCAAGTCGGAAAAAGTGGTGTTGTAAGCCCAGTGGCTATTCTTGAACCAGTAATGATTGGTGATGCAGAAGTCTCTCGGGCTACACTCCATAATATCGAATATATTCATGGTCTCGGACTTGAGATCGGATGCTCAGTAGAGGTTATTCGTAGTGGAGAAATTATACCCCGAATTTTGCGACGAGTTGAGAAAAAATAATTCTTGACAAACATCCCAAATTTTAGTAAAATATACGTTCAATTTCAAAGGAGTAATTTGTGTCATCAATTCAAGCACCAACCAACTGTCCCAGTTGCGATTCAGTACTTGAATGGGTAAATCACATTCTTTATTGCCGCAATACTCTTTGTGGTGACCAATCATCTAAAAAGATAGAACACTTCGCCAAGACTTTGAAGATCAAAGGCTTAGGCCCAGCTGCAATTGAAAAGTTGCAACTTGAAGTTGTAGATGAGATTTACAATCTTTCCGAATCAGAGATTACGGATAGACTCGGATCACAAAAGCTCGCAGAGAAATTGTATGTAGAAATTAAGAACTCTGAACTTGCACCACTGAATGCATTGTTACCAGCTTTCAGCATTCGTTTGATTGGCAAGACAGCAACCGACAAACTATCAACAGTATGCAGTTCCATAGATGATATAACAGAGGATAGTTGTAAAGAAGCAGGTCTCGGTCAAGTAGCGACGCGCTCTCTTCTCAACTGGCTGAAGGAAGATTATCCGTTTATCAAACTTCCTCATAGCTGGAAGTTTTCTAAAATGGAGAAGAAAGCAAGTGCTGGCATAGTTTGCATTAGTGGTAAATTGAAGAGTTACAAAACTAAGGCTGAAGCCGCTAAAGTATTGAAAGAGTGTGGCTATACAATCAAAGATAGTGTCACTAAAGACGTAACAATACTCGTCAATGAAAGCGGAATTGAGTCCCAAAAAACAATCAAAGCCAGAGAATCTGGCGTAACTATAGTTGAAAATCTAGTAGATTTTTTAGGAGAAAGACATGGCATTGCCTAAGTGGACAGACGAGCGAACCAACCAGCTTACTGATTTTGTTGGTGACGAAGCTCCCATTTCTCAAGCAACTGTTGCAGAAGCAGCAGACCAGCTTGAAACCTCAACTCGATCTATCTCTAGCAAATTGAGAAAGATGGGTTATGAAGTAGAACTAGCGTCTACCGCTACTTCTCGAACTTTTTCGGAAGATCAAGAGGCAACTCTTGCAGCTTTCGTTTCAGACAACAGCGGCGAGTATACTTATACTCAAATCGCTGAGCACTTTGAAGATGGTGCATTTTCTGCAAAGTCAATCCAAGGAAAGATTCTTTCTATGGAATTGACCGATCATGTTAAGCCTGCTCCCAAAGTAGAAGCAGTGCGAACCTACTCTCCGGAGGAAGAAGAAACCTTTGTTGAGATGGTAAATGACGGAGCATTTGTTGAGCAAATCGCAGACGCTCTTGATCGAAGCGTAAACTCAGTACGAGGCAAGGCTCTCAGCCTACTTCGTTCTGGCGACATTGATGCTATTCCGCGTCAAGAGTTTACAAAAGGAACTTCCAAAGAAGATCCTTTGGCAGATTTGGGCGACGTGTCAGAAATGACCGTTGACACAATAGCAGAAGCTATTGGCAAGACTCCTCGTGGAGTTAAGACGATGCTAACGCGTCGAGGCCTAGTAGCGGCTGACTACGATGGTGCTGCAAAGCAAGCAAAAGCAGCAGGTTAATTTAGGCGGGGAGACCCGCCATATCTTCGGGGGAAGAGTTGAATATCGCAAGTGCGTTGATAAAGCAGGTTATAGCTCTGCAGGATTTTGACACCTGGAGTTCTGTACGCCGAGATTATTTACCAACGGAGTATCACAGTTTATTTTCTATAATAGACAAACATACCACTACATATCATTCTCTTCCCACCTTTGAAGAGTTAAAGTTTTCTATTCGTGATTCAAAGTCTCTGGAAAAGCTCTATGCGATTGAGACAGTACAAGTTGAAGCAGACGCTTCAATGCTTCTTGAATACCTCAAGAATGAGTACACTCAGAAAGAGATTCTTGATTCACTGGAAACTTATATTGACAACTCTGTAGCTTTTGAAAATGCAGAAGAGTCAGTTACACATCTACACCAGATTGTTCTGGATGTAGAAAAGAAAGTTGACTTGCAACCACCTCAAGAGAGTATGCAACGTATCTCTCTATTTGAGGACGATGAAGAGATTTCCAGATACCTTGCTCTGGGCTTAAACGAAAACTATGATCGTGAGATTCGGTTTTCGCCGAAAGACTTAGTGTTAATTGGAGGCAGACGAGGTGCTGGTAAATCTCTGACTTGTGCAAATATTGCTCACAATGTGTTTGAAAGTGGTAGATCTGCGATGTATTTTACCATCGAAATGGATTCTATTCAGACTCTACAAAGAGTTTGTTCAATCGCAACGGGTGTACCATTCTCAAGGCTTAGGACTAAGAATCTAAGTATTTCAGAGTGGGAAGACGTAACTGCTTGGTTTGCTGGTCGTTTTGAAAATAGTAATGAGATTTTGGAAGAATACAAGGAACATAGGAACTTTGAAGACTTTCATCATAAACTTACAACAACCTGTGGGCTTCTCCCGACCCAACAAGTAGATGTAATTTATGATCCAGCTTTGACGCTTGCAAAAATCAAAGCAGAAATGGACAAGAAAGTGAAAGCGCTCGATGTAGCAGTGGTTCTTGTAGACTACATAAATCAAGTGAAACGTTCTGCCATTCCTTCGAGAATGGGACAGTACGACTGGACAGAGCAGATAGAAGTGAGTAAAGCACTAAAGAGTATGGCACAAGAGTATGAATGTACTGTTGTAACTCCATACCAAACAGACGCTAGCGGTGAAGCGCGTTTTGCAAAAGGTATACTTGATGCCGCTGATGCTGCGTATGCCCTTGAGACTTATGACCAAGAGGATGCCTGTATCACATTCAACTGTACTAAAATGCGCTCCGCTGCTATGCGATCTTTCACTTCCACAGTTAACTGGGAAACAATGAAGATTGGCCCCGAGACTGCGATGACTCCCAAAGAGCGAGAGGAGTCAGATCAAAAAACAGGAGAAGATATAGATGATCTCTAGAAGCGACCTGCCTCAGCTCAGTGAACAATTACTTAGAGACAAAGGTATTGATTATGAATACCTAACAGTTACTATATCCGCTATAAAGCCTATCCAAAGTGATAGGCTTCCTTTTGATGATAGCAAATACCTTGAAAGATATGTAAAAATTACAAACGATACTTATAAACCGCTTGTTGTAGACAAAGACTTCAATCTTATAGACGGACACCACCGTTATGATATTATGAGAAGAATGGAGTTTTTTGAAGTTGTAAGAGTTCTTCAGATAGATATTAGTTATCAGAAAGTAATTGACCTTTTTAAAAATAATTCTTGACTTTTTTATGTCTCCTTGATATAATATATGAATGAAAAACAGGGGTAATTTTGCCGCTGTTCTTCGTTCATCTTACTCTGTAAGACGGAAGTAGGCATTCGCCGAAGGAACGCAAACCTTTAGGAGAAATGTTATGACTACGTACTATAGAGGCGCAAAGGTGCAAACGCACGTTTCAGAGAATATAGATAAAAGACCCACTCGTGGTGTCTATAGAGGTGTCAAATGGCACTCTGAAGATCTGAAACCAGCCCAAACTTCCAGCGGTGTTTACCGAGGAGTAAAGTGGGCTAACTAGCCAATAGTCCCGACAGAAGGGAAGCTACGGCTTCCCTTCACCCTTCCTTAAAAATACTTCTTGACATTTTTGTTGAAACCTTGTATAATATATGTTCGCATTTCGGAGAAAACTATGTTTATACAAGGCAATCTAAATTATACCTACTCAGGCAGAAAAAAGAAGTCCTACAAAGTTAAGAAAGTTGAAAAGACTTTCATACCTCTCAATACAAAAAAACACCATCAGTTTAGTCCTGTTTGGTGGGAGCAGAAGAAGAATCAACCAAAGTCTAGGGAGTTTTTGCCTTGGACTGATCCAAACTGTCAACTCTACAAGAAAGATATTAGTAGTAAGTATACAGTAAGTGTGCCATATAACAAAGGCGCGTATCAAGTAATTTCTAAAGAGGATGTAAAACACATTGGAAAGTAGTATAACATATCAAACTGTAAAAATTCTACAGGCTCAGCTTAAAGCTGCGTACTCTCGAATTGCAGCATTAACTTCTGAAGTTGATGTCTATAAGAAAAAATATCGAGATGCAATAGACAATAATGAATACAAAGAAAAATATCGAAATTTAAGAGACCATCAAGATGAAGTTTTAGAGAGAGATTTTAAAATGAGACAAAAGTCTTTAACTGAATTAAATTATGATGGAGATGATGAACTTGAGGGACAGTGAACCAGAACAACTAGAATTGTTTGTGGAAGAGGAAGAGCCTATTCCAACCTGGGGAGAGATAGTAAGAGATCCTGAGTCAGTGTTTATCTTATTCGCTCTTATTTTAGTAGTGGCATTAATGATATTTTGGTAAATGAACGTAGAAGAATTACTGCAATCAAGAGGTATATCATACATACCAAAAGGGAAAGACTTCGTAGTACGTTGTCTTAATCCTGACCATGCAGATAAAAATCCAAGCATGAGAATCGACCAGATTGATGGTCGATTCAATTGCTTTTCTTGTGAGTTTAAGGGTAATCTTTTTTCTTTGTTTGGAGAAAAGTTCGGAGGCTTGCAGGTTAAGAGAGATATAGTGACAAAAAAGATTCGAGAAAAAAGAGCAGAGAATATCGGCCTTACCTTTCCAGCCAACTATATGCCCTATGTTGGTAACTGGAGAGGGATTGCTCCTCGAACATATAAAAAGTTCGAAGCTTTCGAACACACTGGCAAAGACTTTATCAGCCGTATAAATTTTCCTATCAGAGATATTTCTGGAAAGATAGTAGCATTTCAAGGTAGACATACTGGTGCGGATACACCAAAGTATTTATTTACACCACCAGGTGCTTCGCTTCCTCTCTTTCCACAAGTGTCTCCCCGAATGGGAGATGTGATTCTCGTAGAGGGTATATTTGATATGCTAAATCTACATGATAAGGGGATCGAAAATGCTATCTGTTGTTTTGGAACAAACAATGTTAATGAAGATAAACTCGCAGTTCTGCATATGCAGGGAGTAAGTAGCGTTACTATCTTCTTTGACGGGGACGAAGCAGGACAGAAAGCAGCAGCAAATGTGAAAGTGATGAGCGAAAAAACTGGTTTTCGCGTTCGGAATGTGTCTCTCAAAGACATAGATCCAGGAGCACTTTCAGAAACTCAAATCCGTAGTCTGGAGAGTAAATTATATGCCTAAAGTTGCATTAGTAGAAACTAAACCTAGTCGCACAAACTTTTC